GACGGCCGCACGGTCTACGCGCGCTCCGTGCGCCAGCCGGCGCGCGCCGGCCGCCCGTTCCTCCTCCAGGCCCTCCGGGAGGAGGCCACGCGCGCCGGGTTCCGGGTGGTATCGGTCGGCTGAAATGCCCCCTCACTCCGGGGTATGGTGACACCATGACCGAACCGAGCACCGCCGGGACGGAAGTCCCCACCGCGCCGATCATGTTCCAGGGTCGGGAGATGTTCATCCAGGTCCCCCGCCCAGAACAGATCCTCGTCTGGAAGCGCACCCTGGACGGCCTCCAGCGGCCCGAGGTCCAGAGCTGGAACGGCGCCCAGGTCTTGGCCGCGCTGGAGCGGACCAGGAAGATCATCGACTCCCTGTTGGTCAACCAGGCGGACATCGACTGGTTGGACGACGAGATGTTGGCCGGCCGGCTCGGCCTGGTGGAGACCGCCGGCATCATCACCGAGGCCGTGAAGGCGTTCCAGACCATGGCCGCCGAGATGGGCAACCGGGAGGAGCGCCGGGCCAACGCCAAGGCCACCAAGAAGGCCGCGCGCAAGACTCCGGCCAAGAAGGCCGCCGCCAAGAAGGCCGGGAAGTGAGCGCCGGCCTGACCGGGGCCGTCCCGGTGGAGGGCACCCGGGAGGATCTGGCCCAGCGCGCCGCCGGCCGGCACCCGGGCACGGTCCACCTCGTCCGGCTGTTCGCCTGGGCTCACCTCCCCGCCCACCTCCAGGAGGTCAGCCGGCCGTGCGCCGAGCTGGCGCTGGCCATGCTGGACCGGCTCCCGGACGGCCCGGAGTTGACCGCCGGGCTCCGCAAGCTCCGGGAGGCCAAGGACTGTTTCGTCACCCAGGCGTTGGAGTAGGCCGTGGAGGTGGACCCGGCCGCATCGCTCCAGCTCTGGGCCGTGGAGATCGAACTGGGGGGCCGGACCTTCGAGGTTCCGGCCCTCCCCGCTTCCGCGTGGTTCCCGGTGCTGGTGGAGGGGGACCCCCTCCGGGTGCTTGACCTTATCCCGTCAAGTCTGGACGGGGACGGTCCGGACGTGGACGAGATGATCCTGTCCGGGGAGGTGAGCGGGGAAGACCTCGTGAACGCGCTCGTGGACGCCATCGAGGAGGTGGCCGGCCGGGACTTCCACGCCGCGTTCGTGCTGGCCACCATGGCCCACACCCAGTGGCCGCTCATCGGCGGGTTGATGGCCCAGAGCGGATTCCTCTGGGACGCCGCACCGATCGGGGCCGCGCTGGACGCGATCTATGCCGTGGTGTCGGCGCACCTGAAGGAGGACGCGCGCCAGCGGTTCGAGGCCCTACTGAACACCCCGACCCTGATCCCCGGCCGGCGCCGGCCAGCGGCTCGGGAGCGGGCTCTGGACGAGTTCGAGTCGATGGCCGGGCCTAAGCCGGAAGGCGTGAGATCCAGCGGCGCGCCGTCCGATAATGCACGCCCCAGAACTCGGCCACGGCTCCAGCCGCCCCGCCCGGCCGCCCCGTAGCGCGCGCCCAGGCCGCCACCCGGGCCACCCGCTGGAAGTGATCTTCGGGCCAGCTCCGGGAGCCGGCCGGCCGGGGCCGGGCCAACATCCGGTACTGGGCCTCCCCCTCCCCCGCCATGGCGCTGGCCGCCACGCTGGCTATCTGCCGGACCGGCACCTGGGACAGCGTGGTGGAGGTGATCGGGGCCGCGCCGTCCCGAGCCTCCAGGACCAGCGTGGTGACGGCCGGCCGGCCGCCGTCCTGGTTCAGCCGGACGCGGACGGCCCAGGGCCACCCGGGGTCCACCAGGACCACCTCGTCCCCCAGGTTCGAGAGCTGGGCTCGGGACACGTCCATAGGGACAGCCTAGCTGAAATGCCCCCTTGATCCGGGGTGTGGGGACATCTCACCGGCCCGTACGCTGGTCCCGTGACTGATGTTGGTTCCGCTCGCGTAGAGGTGGTCGGGGACGTTCGCACGTTCGCCCGGAACACCGCGCGGGAGCTGAACCAAGCCCTGGCCCGGATGCGGGTTGATCCGGTCAAGATCGACGCCGAGGTGGACAAGGACCGCGTGGAGCGGTCCGTCCGCTCCGGGTTCGTCTCCGCCGGCCAGGTGGCCGTCCGCGCGTTCGCGGGGAGCCTGACCGGGGGCCTGGCCATCCTGCCCTCCCTGATCGGACCGGCACTGATCACGGCCGGCCTGGGGATCGCCGCCGGCATCGCGGCCGTGGTGGGGCCGGCGCTGGGCGGGCTGATCGCGTCTGCCGTGCTGGCCGCTGGTGGCCTCGGCGTGATCGGGCTCGGCGCGTTCCTCCTCCGGGAGGAGCCCGAGCTGGTCCGCGCCGCCAACCGGCTGATGGACTCGGTGAAGCGCGTATTCCGCCAGGCCGCCCAGCCGCTCCTCGAACCTCTCTCGGACTCCCTGGGGATCTTTGAGCGGCTGGTGGTCCGGATCGGACCCCAGCTCCGCTCGATGTTCGCGGACGTGGCGCCGGCCGTGGAGCCGTTCGCCCGGGGCCTGGCCGGGCTGGTGGAGAGCGCGCTCCCCGGGCTCCAGGAGTTGATCAGCGCCGCCGAACCGTTCCTCCGTGGCCTGGCCGCCGTGCTTCCGGACTTCGGTCGGGACCTCTCGAACTTCTTCGGGAACATCGCTGCCAGCGGCCCCGAGGCCACCATTTTCTTCCAGGACTTCATCGGCTGGATCGGCGCATTCATCCGGAACCTGGGCGAGTTCATCGGGTGGCTGACCCGGGCCTACGTCGCGGTAAAGAATTTCCTCGGCCCCCTCCCCGATATCCTCCGGGAGGCGTGGGCCGCATTCCGTGACGGGGCCTCGGCCGCCGAGGTATTCGACATTCTGGAGCAGGCTTTCGAGCCCGGATTCTTCGACCGGGTTGTGGAAACGCTCCGGAATATGGTCACCAGTGGACTCAATTACCTGGTGGAGAATATCCCCAACGTAATTGACACATTCTTGGCCATGAAGTCGGCCGTGATGGACGCGGCCGTTCAGTTGGTCCTCGGGATCGCGCAAGCCCTCCCGGAGATCATCCCGGCCGTGGTCAACTCCCTGGTCCAGGTCGTAACGACTCTGGTCAATGGACTGGTGGAGGCTGTCCCCCAGGTTGTGATGGCCGCCGGGGAGCTGATCAACGGCCTGGTGGACGGGATCGTGAACGCGCTCCCGACCCTGATCCCGGCCGTGGTTCAGATCGGAACGTCCCTGCTCACGGGCCTGTTGGGATTGATCCCGATCATCATTCAGGCTGGGCTCCGCCTGATCCAGGGCTTGGTGGAGGGCCTTCTCTCGGCGCTGCCCCAGGTCCAGATGGCCATGATCCAGGCCATCCCCCAGATCATCGGCGCGCTGATCACGGCGCTCCCCCAGCTCCTCCTCGCTGGAATCCAGATCATCACGGCCATCGTCCAGGGCATCGGGAACGCGCTGCCCCAGGTGGCCGAGGTGATCCAGAGCCAGGTCATCCCGATGCTGCTCACGACCCTGCAAACCCAGGGTCCGATGCTGATTCAGCAGGGTGTCCAGGCCCTCCAGCAATTCATGCAAGGGTGGATCGACAACGTTTCGCTGATCACGGACGTGATCACGAACCAGATCATTCCGACCATCACCCAGATGTTCCAGGAGAACCCGGAAATCCTGGAAGCTGGTATTCAGGTCCTCCAGACCCTCCTCCAGGCGTGGGCCGATAACATCGGCCTACTGACCACGTTTATCACCGAGCAATTCATCCCGCAGATTACCGCGCTTTTGCGGGATAACCCGGAGATCATCGACGCCGCCATTAACATCATCCTGGTTCTGATCCAGGCGTGGGCGGACAACATCGATCTGATCACGACCTTCATCACGGAGACCCTGATCCCCACGATGACTCAGGTCATCGAGGAGAACGGCCCGCAACTGGCCGCCGCCGGGGTCCAGATCATGATCGCGCTCCTCCAGGGCCTCCTCTCCGCGCTCCCCTCGATCATCGGGGGTCTGGCCCGGGTCGGCGCGCAGATGATCTCCACCCTGATCCAGCTCGTTCCGAGGATGGCCAGCACCGGAGCCCAGCTCATCGCGTCGCTGGCCGGCTCCCTGCTCTCCGCGTGGGGGAGCCGGATCGGCGGGATCATCTCCACCGTCAAGAACGGGATCACGGGCGCGTTCTCCGGCGCGGCGAACTGGCTCCGAGACGCGGGCCGGCGCATCATCGATGGCCTGATCTCCGGCATCCGGGCCGGGTTCGATCGGGTGCGCTCCACCCTGGGCTCCCTGACCTCGATGCTGCCGGACTGGAAGGGTCCGGCCGAGGTGGACCGGCGCATCCTCCGGGACTCCGGCCGCCTGGTGATGCAAGGGTTCGGGCTCGGAATCGAGGACGAGCGCCGCTCGATCCAGCGCCAGCTCCAGACCTTCACCGGAGACCTGGCTACGATGGCCCTCCCCACCTCCCCCCGTGGCGGGGACGGCGCCAGCCTCGGCGGGACCACGTACGTGACCATCGAGCCCGGCGCCATCGTGATCCAGGGCCAGGGCCAGGAGGCCGGGGAGGAGGCCGCCGAGGCCGTCCTGGAACGGCTCGGGCAAGCCGCGCTAGTGAGGTAGGCCGATGACGATCACGACGCTCCGGCCCTCCGCCACCTCGTCCGGGGTCGGGTGGAGTGCCCAGCCCTCCGGCACCCTCCACGGGGTCACCTCGGACGACTCGGATTCCACCTGGGCACAGTGGTCCGGCGACGGCTCGGCGCTGATCCTCACCACGCCGATCGACTCCCCGCCGGCCGGGGAGCGCCGGCACCTCGTCCGGCTCCGCGCCCGGGGAGAGGACGGCGCGGCGTGGTGGGCCGTCCGCCTGGCCTCGGGCTCCCTGGTGGCCGGCGCCGCCGCCTCGTTCGGCTCCTCCCCAGAGACCATCGTCGGCTCCTGGGGGTCCGGCGCGCCGCCGGACGGCTCCACGGTGATGAGCTGCTACGTCACCGGCCAGAGCACGGGAGTGAAGATCACCGAGCTGTACCTGGACGTGGACAGCCGGTTGGCCCCCAACTTCACCCCGCAAGTCCTGGACGGCTCCGGCACGGCCACGACCACGATCAACGACACGAACACCCCGATCGTCCGCGTGAGCGCGCTCAACTTGGACGGCCTCCCGGCACGCCAGTACCGGTACTGGGTCACGCTGAACGGGGCCACGGTCTGGGACACGGGAGTGGTCTCCGGCGCGCCGGTCAACCGCCAGACCGTCCCGCTGGACAACGGGACGTACGTGGCCCACCTGATGGTGTGGAGCACCCTCGGGGCCAACACCGCGTACGCCAGCACGGAGAAGACCCTCACGTTCACCGTGACCGTGGGGGCTCTGCCCATCCCCAACGCTCCGACCGTCACCCCGGAGGAGCCGTTCTATCGGGTGGAGGTGTGCGCGCCCAACGTCAGCGACTTCGACGGGGAGCAGACCTGGATCGAGGTCCAGCGGGTGGATTGCCCGCACGGCGGGTACCTGGCGCTCCCCGGCGGGAACCCGGCGCACGCGTCCGCCCCGGACCCGATCGATACCGTCCTGTACGACTTCACCACGGACGCCGAGGGCTGGGTGGGGGAGGGGGCCGCCACGGTCCAGCGGGTGGCCAGCCCGAGCCAGGACGGGAACGGCGCGCTGGAGGCCAGCGAGACGTTCGGGGCCGGGTTCTCCGAGGTCCGGTTCAACGACGCCAGCCCGGAGCGGGACCTGAGCGCCGGAGGGCCGACGCTGGGCGCCTGGGTGCTGATCCCGGCCGACGCTCCGGGGAGCGGCTGGCAGGCCCGGCTAGAGGTCCAGAACACCTCGTTCGTCTGGGTGCCAGGCCCGAACTTCAACCCCGTCCCCGGGGTGTGGACCTTCATCACCTTCACGCCGGACCCGGCGCTCCTGGCCGACTGTCGCTCGATCGGGTTCGCCATCGGCGCAAACGGCGTGAACCAGGACCAGGCCGTCTACGTGGACCGGGTGATCCAGGGCACCCTCCCCTTCACCGATCCGCCCACGGACCTGGAGGTGACGGTCCGCGCCGCACGGGACGACGACTGGCGTCCGAGCGCGGACGAGACCCTGGTGGCCAAGTACCTGACCGCCGGGGACCAGCGCTCCTGGCGCGTGTCGCTGGACGCGGACGGCAACGGGGACCCGGCGCTGATCGGGCGCCCGTTCCTCGTGTGGACGACGGACGGCACGCTGGGGACCGCCATCACGGCCGGCGCCACCGAGCGCGCGCCGATCAGCCCGACCGGGGAGGTCACTCTCCGAGTTCTCCTGGACTCCGACAACGGGGAGGGTGGCTGGACGGTCACGTTCGAGACCCTGGACGAGGAGGGCAACTGGGTCCAGCTCGGAGAGCAGATCACCGGGGCTGGGACCACCTCGATCTACTCCAGCTCGGAGCCCCTTCAGGTCGGCTCGTACAACAACGGCGGTTCCGAGCGGTTCCGGGGACGGGTCTACTCGGTCCAGATCCGGGACGGCCGGGACGGCCCGATCCTGGCGAACCCCGATTTCACCAACCACCCGGCCGGGACGGACACGTTCACCGACTCCACGGGCCGGACCTGGACCGTCCACGCGCCGGCCACGATCACCAGCGCGCAGAGCGCCACGAGCCTGGCCATCCTCGGCCCGCTGGGCACCGGGGAGTGCGCGGAGTTCGTGGACTACAGCCTCCCCCGGGCCGGGGTCGGCCGGAGCTGTGACCACCAGCCCGAGGAGTGCTGCTCGTACTACCGGGCGCGCACCGTGGGCCAGGTGGACGGCGCGCTCCTGGTCTCCGACTGGAGCGACGCGTGGAACCCGGGCCTCCCGGAGGGCCTGGTGGTGGCGTGGCCGTCCACGGAAGCCTCCATTCCCGCCGGCTGGAGCCGGGTCACGGACCTGGACGGGAAGTACCTGAAGGGCATCCCGGACGCCAGCACCCAGCCCGGGGGGACCGGCGGGGCCGCCAGCCACACGCACACGGTCCCGTCGCACACCCACGACATCAGCCACTCCCACACGAGCCCGACCCCCACGGCCGCCGCCACGGGTGCGGTCAACTCGGACGACGGGAACCCGGGTACCTCGGCCATCGCGGCCAGCCACACGCACACGCGGCCGTCCACGAACTCGGCCACGGTCTCCTCCGGCGCGACGGCGCCGCCGACCACGAGCGCGTCCAACGACCTGGCCCGGCTCCACGTGCTGTGGATCGAGGCCAACGGGAGCCCGCTCGGCCTCCCCTCCGGCGCGCTGGCCTTCATGCTTGACACTTCAGTGTCAGGATGGGACGACTACGCCAACGCGGCTGACCGGTTCCTGAAGGGCTCCGCCGCCGGGGCGGACGGCGGGGGGACGGCCGCCAGCGACATTGCCGCCCACGTCCACGGGATCAACGCGCACACCCACACCGGGACGGCCCACACCCACACGAGCCCGAACACCGGCTCGGTGAACTCGAACCTGAGCCTGTTCTCCGGCCCGAACGCGGTCATCTGGCAGTCCTCGCACAGCCACGTGATCAACATCGCGTCCTCCACCACGGCCGCGCTGAACTCCGGGGGTGGCGGGAACTCGGGTGCCACCGACGCGCCGGAGCCGCCCCACCGCCGGCTCCGCGTGCGCCAGAACACCCTCGGGTTCCCCAACCTCCCCGTGGGCACCATCGCGGCGTGGCGCGGCTCCCTGGGCTCGATCCCGGACCACTGGCAACTGTGCGACGGGACCAACGGGACCCCGGACATGTTCGGCCGGTACCCGAAGGGAGCCACCTCGGCCATCGGGGACGCGGGTGGCAGCCTGGACGCGCACAGCCACACCACCCCGAACCACAGCCACACCACCTCGGGCCACGCGCACAGCGCGTCCACCAACCCGGTGGGGAGTGGCGCCAACACCAGCTCCACCGCCACCATCAGCGTGGCGACGGCCGCGCACACGCACGCGCTGAGCAACGTCAACTCCACCACCCCGACCGTGGGCGGTTCCACCTCGGGGACGATGAGCGCCACCACCACGGAGCCTCCGTACGAGGAGGTGGCGTTTATCCAGCTCATAGAGGAGTGGCAGCCTCCGGAGCCGGCCGAAACGTTCTGTCTGGAGTGGAACTCGGACGAACACCTGATCCGGACCCGGGGGCCGGCCGGCCCGATGTACGCGCCCGTGAAGGGCCGGTTCGAGTGGGCCGTCACGCGGCCGTTCACGGCCTCCACCGGGGTCAACGGCTCCCGGTTCGTCACCTCGGCGCCGCCCGGGGGCCGCAACCTCACGATGACGGCCGCCGTGGAGTCCGAGGCGGAGCTGGCCCAGCTCCGCGCGGTCCTGGCCCGGCCGCTGGTCCTGATCTCCCCCAGCGACGCGTCCGAGGTCTGGGCCGCGCCGGTTCAGGAGTCGGTCCGGATCGTGAAGGTGGGCCGCATCCGTCAGGTGACGGCCTCGTTCATCGCCACCGGACCCGAGCCCCCTCCCCAGCTTGCGGACGTGGGAGCATGAAGGCATGGCTGTAATCAACGTCCTACGCCCGATCTCCACCCGGGTCTCTGGGTCGGGGACGGCAGTCCCCTCGGGGACGTTGCACGGAGTCACTTCGGACAACAACGACTCGACGTATATCCAGCTCACCGAGGCAAATTCCGGGAACAACTGGAACCTTCGGGTGGAGTCGCACACGCCGCCGGCCAACCACCAGCGCCACCGCATCCGGGGTCGGATTCGCATCCGGACCGACGCGGGGACCATGACCGAGGACATCGACCTGGGCCGTGGGACTGAGGACTACATCGAGTACGCCACGGTCCCCGTCACCTCCTCGTTTGCCGAGCAGTCCACCCCGTGGTTCCAGAACGCGGGGTACGGTCTGGCGACGGCCGGCGCTCTCTCGGACCTGAACATCGGCGGGGGATGGGCCGCCGACCCGACCGGTGGTGCCACGGAGCTACGCACGGCGGAGTGTTACATCGACATCGATTGTCGAGCGCGGCCGGCCTTCTCCCCCGAGGTGCGCGACTCCGCCGGGGTCAACCGCAACGGTGGCACGGTCACCGACACGAACCAGCCCACCCTCTACTTCGGAGAGGTGGCGTACGACGGTCTCCCGGCCTCGAACTGGGCCGTAGCGGTGTACGACGCTGGAGCGGTTCAGGTCTTCCAGCAGTCGGGGGCCGGGGCTCCGCCGACCGAGGTAGAGGTAACCACCGGTCTGGATGACGGGTCGTACACGGTCAACTTCTACGTGGTCTCCACCATCCGGGGCTCGGACCCGCTGGACAAGCTGATCACGATCAACTTCAGCGTCCAGAACACGGTCCCCCCGCCGTCCCCTCCCCTGGTCACCGTGGAGCCGGAGTTCGGTGGGTACCGGGTGAGCTGGTCCAACCCCGGGGGCCAGCCGTGGGACAACGACTATGTGGTGGCCGAGGTCTGGCGGGACGACTGCACAGGGTCCCAGCGGATCGCCACCGTACCCAACGGCCTGAACGGCTCGTACCTGGACCTAGCCATTCCCCAGCTCGATCCCCAGCGCGTCCAGGGGGAGGAGGGGTGCGAGGTCCAGTCGGACGCGTGCGACATCACGTATCGGGTGCGCTACTGGGGGTACGTCTCCACCTTCGTGGAGTTGCCGAACACCATCCCGGCGGACCTGATCCTGGCGTGGCCCGGCACGGCCGCCAGCATCCCCTCCGGCTGGTCTCGCGTCACGGCGCTGGACGGGTTCTACCCCCGGGGGGCCAACACGGTCAACGCGCCCACCGCCACCGGGGGGAGCGCCAGCCACTCCCACACGCTCCCGAACCACGCTCACACCATCGGCGCGCACAGCCACTCCGTGGGCGGAAGCACGGGGACCAGCAATTCCTCCACGACCTCGGCCCGGTTCAACGGCGCCAGCCAGCCCCAGGCGAACCAGCCGCACAGCCACAGCCGGCCCAGCGCCACCGGTAGCCGCGCGGCCGTGGCGTCCGGCTCCGCCGCGCCCGGGACCTCCACGGCGAACAACGAACCTCCGACCCGGACCGTGATCTGGATTCAGAGCGACGGCGCCCAGGCCGCGTACCCGGTCGGCGTGCTCGGGTTCGCCACCGAGGCCGTGTCCGGCTGGGTGGACGACACGAACTCCACCGGCCGCTTCCTCCGGGGCGCGCCGGCTGGTGGCAACGGCGGGACGAACTCGGGCTCTAGCACCCACACGCACACGGTCAACGCGCACACCCACACCGGCAACACCCACAACCACTCCTTGGGGAACACGGGTCTGTCCAACCCGGTGGGTGTGAACGCTGGCTACGGCTCCTCCACCCCGCGCTGGCTCCCCCGGCACAACCACCCGATGAGCGTGGGCAACGCCAGCACCGGGAACCTGAACTCGGCCGGTGGCGGGACCAGCAGCGCGGCGAACCACGAGCCACCCAACCGCCGGCTACGCGTGCTCCGGAACACGGGCGGGGGGACCCAGACCCGGATCATCGGCCTGTACCTCGGGGCCGTGGCCGACCTGGACCCGCTCCTGACGCTGTGCAACGGCTCGAACGGCACGCCGGACATGCGAACCTGGTTCGCTCGGGACCGGGGCTCGGACTCGGTGAACTCCACCGGGGGCTCCAGCACCCACACGCACACCACCCCGAGCCACAGCCACTCGATCCCGGCGCACAACCACACGACCAACGTCCTGGCCTCCACCACGGGATCGTTCGAGGCCCCCTCGTTCGGTGACCTGGGGGACTCCCCGACCACCGGCCACGACCACTCCAGCGGGAACACGGCCAACGCCACCCCCTCGATCTCCAGCGTGGGGAGCGGGACCACCAACTCCGTGAACCACATCCCGCCGTATCGAGAGGCCCACTTCGTCCGGCTGGACGGCACGATCTCCGGGGGGCCGCTCCCCGTGCCGGAGCTGAAGGTCTCGGATTTCGCCTCGATCACCGTTCCCGCGTTCACGTACGGGGACGGCCTGGACCGGCTGGCCACGACCACCAAGAAGATCACGGTGGTGACGGACCGGACCCACGAGTTCCCCCGGCTGGTGGCCGACTCCACCCCGCTGGAGGGTGGTCTCCACAGCGTGGCCACCACGCTGGCCGGGGAGGACATGTCGTTGGCCATCGGCGTGGAGGGCCGGCCGGCCATCGATGAGCTGGAGGAGGTTCTGAGCGCGGACCGGGTGTACTACTCCCCGGTGGGCGGGACCCCGGGCTGGTACGCGCCGGCCGGCTGGACCGTGCGCGCGCCGGCTCCGGACGTGAAGCTCCTTCAGGTCACGATGGTGCGCCAGCCGTGGCCTTCCACCCCCGACCCGGAGGAGTATCTGTAGTGGCAACCCGCTTCAGCTCCGCGCGCCACCAGGCCGCGCTCAGCGTGCCGACCGGCTACCGACGCCGCTCCCGCTTCACGTTCTCCCGGGGAGGTCTCTCCCGGGACCTGGAGCCGGTCTCCGGCTCCTTCACCCAGGACGCGCGGCGCGCCGGCCGCTGGGACGGCCGCCTGACGTTCACCGGGGACGACCTCCTCCCCCGGCGCCCGGGTGACCTCCTCAGTCCCTTCGGGACCATCGTGGAGGTGGAGCTGGGCCTGGAACTTCTTGACGGTTCAGTGTCAACCGTGCCCTACGGCACGTACGAGGTGGTGAGCGCGCGGACCCGGACCGATGCCGGCCAGCGCGTGGTGGACGTGGGCCTGGCCGACATCTCCGGGCGCGTGGACCGGTACCGGTTCGAGCAGCCCATGACCGTGGCCCAGGGCTCCGACCTGGCGACGATGGTCAACGCGGTGGTGACCAACCGGACCGGCCGGAACCCGAACACGAGCGCCACGGGGGCCGTGCTCGGCGCGCCGCGCGTGTTCGGCCTGGACCCGAACACCGGGCCGTGGGCCGAGATCCTGGACGTGCTGGCCGGGTTCTCCCGGATCGCCTGGTACGACCGGGTGGGCTCCGTACAGATCGGCTCGATCAACGCGGACCCGGCCACGGCGTACCCGCTGGACAGCCTGACCAGCCTCTCCGCCGATTTCGACACCCGGCCGCCCAACGTCGTGGTGGCCCGGGGAGAGCCCCAGGACGACCAGGAGCCGGTTCAGGCCGTCGCCATGGACAGCGACCCCTCCTCCCCGACCTACGCGGGGACCGGCCCGGGAACGAGCCCGTACGGCCGCGTGACGCGGTTCTACTCCTCCCCGCTGATCGAGACCCAGGGCCAGGCCCAGAGCGCGGCGAACACGATTCTGGCCGGCCTGGTGGGAGCCGGCGCCACGTACACCCTCGTCCGGCCCTACGATCCGACGATCGATGCCGGGGACGTGGTGAGCCACCTCGGCTCCGCGCTGGCCGTGGACCAGGTGACCGTGGACATCACCGGGGATACGTCCCTCCAGGTCCGGGAGCTGTAGATGGCCATCGACTACACCAAGCTACTGAACAAGCTCCAGCCGCAACCGGGCGCGGAGGACGTTCTCCGGCGCCGGACCGGCGTGGTGGACGCCGTGAACTCGGACGGCACGGTGGACCTGGTTCTGTCCGGCGTGATCATCCCCAACGTCCCCCGGCTGGCGTCCGCTCC